AGTTACAGATGAACAATTAACAAGCATAATTCAAAGTAAAATAGATGATGGAACATTAACAAACATGACGATAGTGGACGATTCTATTACTCCACAAAAGACTGATTTTCTAAGTTATAAAGATGTATGTGTATCATTAACGCTAGAAGATGATAATTCACATGGATATATAGCTAAAGGTGGTAAAATGACTAATCTAATAGATATAACTAATGCCACTCATATATATGTATATTGTAAAGATTGTAGTATTATTTGGTTTAGTTATTTTGTGAATAACAATGAAACTGTTAAAAAACCTTTAGATGATTTAGAAGATTGGTTTAGAGATAAATTATCAAAAAATATATCTGAAAATATAAATGAATTTGAATGTGATTTGTCTGAATTTAAGTCATTAGGAGCAACATCAGTAAAATTTGGATTTACACCTGCTGATAGTGTAGATGTAGAAAAAATTAAAATATCATTATCAACAAATGATATTTCACTAATGGAACAACAAGATAAAATATTGAATATTTCAGAAAAATATAAAAAATATTGGAATAATAAAATTGATGTTGATGATATAAATCTAAGAATAAAACAAACACCTTTGGTAGACATTTATAAAACTATAAATACAGGATATTCAGGAACTTTGCAAAGTCAATATAGTTCAAATCGTAATTTATGTTATGGGAAAGATAATGGTTATGTGGACGTTAGTACAAATAAAATAATATATTTTAAAACATGGTGCAAAACTGTCACAGAAAATAATCCGCTTTTTGGTTGTTATGATTCTGATAAAAATTTTTTATATCTTAGTGGAGCAGATAACTCAAATGTAAATCAAACACTAATATCATCATTAGGGTTAAAAATAGAAAATCAATCTCCACAACCTTGGGTTCAAGATAAAAATGGTGTAAATATATATAACAAACAAATTTGGAAAACTGTTTTTCCAGATGAAGTTAAATATGTAATACCATATACAAGTGGATTTTATCATTATATGGCTTTATTTTCATATGATATGTTAAATGATTTTGATGTGTTAGCTGATGATTATTATAATAATTATGATGAAAATTTTGAAAAATATATTAAGGATATAGCTGGAGGAAAACAAAAAACAACACCGAAAACTATGGTATGTATTGGTGATTCACTTACAAATTGGGGTGGAGGAACAGATGGAACGAATGGGTTTTTAAAAGTTGTACATGATAAAACAGAAATAATGACAACTAATAGAGGATTAGCAGGTGCATGGTGGCAAACTGGAGATGGACAAACACAATGTGCTGTTAATAGAGTAGATTATATTATTGCCAATAACGAGAAATTTGATTTGTATTGTTTTATAATGGGGTCAAATGCAGGTAGTACAACTGATACAGGAGAAACAAGTTCTAATAAAACTACAATGTGTGGAGCAATCAGATATTGCATGGAAACATTAAAAGCATATGACCCAACAGCTCAAATATTAGTATGTTTACCACCTCAAAGAGCAGAAGGCAATGCAAATCAATTATTAGTTAATGAAGTAATTAAAAAAATAGTTGAAAATGAATATAGTGTTAGAACTTTAGATTTATATAAACATAGTGGAGTTGTTCCAAATACCACTATAGCAGATGTTAATTATTTATCTGATGGATTACATTTAGGAGATAATGGTCAAACTGCTATAGGAAATGTTTTAGCGAGTGAAGTAAAATATATGTTATGTTTATAACTAAGTTCGCAATTTAAAAATATTACGAATTACACAATTTGAATCAATTGCGTAAGAAATATGTTTATAAAAATGAAGTCATGTTAATACTTTGTAATAAAAAGGAGTGTTGGCATGGCTTTATTATATATAGCGTTAGTATTATGTTTAATAGGCATATTAATAGGTATTTTGTCTATAATAGGGATAATTGTACTTTATAAGTCAATATAGAAAGTTAAAGGACTTAATTAATTTTAGGTCCTTTTTTAATGTAAAAAAGGGGTGATATTATGGATTTTCATTGCTGGAATGAAGAAGGGTGTACAGTAGAATTAGATGAAAGAGAGAAA